ATGGAACATTTCTCTTGAAGTTCTTACAGAATTGTCGAAAAGAGACAATAATTACTATACTGTAAAAGTCGAACGTCTCTCGAATCAAAATTCCGCGTCTCGTGACTCGGATAAACCAAAATTAAAGGCAAAACCAGTTCGTAAACTCAAATGAACAATATTGCACTCGAATTAATCTTTTGGGTAACCCTTTCTTTGTATATTTTGACTCAATTAGGAGTTTTCAAAAAACAAAAAGGGCGAAAAAAGGGATATTCTCGAAAAAATAAATAAAAAAATCGTTTTTTCTCGAAGTGAATAAATAAAAGGGACAATATAGTCCCTTTTTTAGTAAAATGACTGCTTCTCATGATTTTTTAGACAATTTGGCGAATCATCAGCATCAAAAAATGCTTCGTGAAATCAATAATGACGCAATTACACCCAAAAAACGTGATTCAAAGGTGCAAAATGACCTTTATGAGAAGAAAGATGACGATGATTTCTATGAGGGACTCGATTATGATGATCAATCGTACATTTAAGCTGATAAATAACTATTATTAGTATAAATTAATGCCATTAGAAAGAGTAAGTCAAGGTTTTAAGGATATTAGCATGTCTTTTGAGAATAATCCTCTCACACAAGACCTAATTGCACTTAAAAATGAAAATGCGATTGCTCGCTCTATCAAAAATATCGTTTTTACAAGTCCCGGAGAGAAGTTTTTTGAACCAGACTTTGGATCTGATGTTGCCGAGTCTCTTTTTGAGACAATGGATGACCTTACAGGTAGTTTTGTAGAAGATCAGATACGTGAATCAATTAATGAGTTTGAACCAAGAGTGAAGTTAATAGATGTAATTGCCTTACCTGGCTTTGATAATAATGCTTTTGATGTAACTATTAAATATGAGGTTGTTGGAGCAGATGTTCCTCCACAACAATTAGAATTCGCGTTGCAACCAACCAGATAAAATGTCCTTAGTCAATTTTGCTAACCTTGATTTTGATCAAGTTAAGACAACTCTTAAAGAATACTTACAATCCAATTCAAATTTTACGGATTATAACTTTGAGGGATCGAACTTATCAACTGTTTTAGACGTATTAGCATATAATACATACATCACTTCGTATAATGCCAACATGGTGGCAAACGAAGTCTTCATTGATAGTGCAACATTAAGGGAAAACGTAGTTGCACTCGCAAGAAATATCGGATATTTACCTCGTTCAAGGACTGCAGCAAGAGCCACCGTCACTTTTTTCGTAGATTGTAGTAATATTACCCCTGCACCATCAAATTTAACACTTAATAAAGGGCCTGTCGCAGCAACTTCCTCTGCTTTTGGCAATTCTTCACTCGTTTTTTCAATTTGTGAAGACATTACAGTGCCTGTAAAGGACGGAATTGCAAGATTTAACAATATTTCCATATATGAAGGCACACTTTTGAACGCAGAATTTACAAATTCTGCTGCAAATCCAAATCAAAGGTTTATTTTACCAAATACTGGCATTGATACAAGTCTAATTAAGATAAAAGTTAAAAATAATTCATTTTCAACAGCAGGAGTTAAGTATAGTTCTCAAGATAGTCTCTTTGATATCACTCCTTTATCGAAAGTTTTCTTCTTACAAGAGATAGAAGACGAAAGATATGAGATATTTTTTGGAGATGGTATATTTGGAACAAAATTAAGTGAAGGAAATGTCGTAGAAGTTGATTATATCGTGTCAAGTGGTGACGGTGGTAACGCAGTTCGTAATTTTCAGTTTGCGGGCAAGTTAACATATACAAGAAATGCAACAGAATATACTGTTTCATCAGGTGTTTCTCTATTGACAACTGGTTTACCTGCCTCTGGGGGTGAACAAATTGAAAGTGTAGACTCAATTAAGAAGTTTGCACCTCGAATTTATGCCTCTCAGAACAGAGCCTTGACCTCAAATGACTATGAATCACTCATTCCAACTAAAATTTATCCAGAAACTGAGTCAATTTCTGTTTTTGGTGGTGAAGATTTAGTTCCTCCTCAATATGGAAAGGTTTTTATCAGTATAAAACCAAGAACTGGAGACTTTTTACCAAATTTAATCAAAGAAAACATCAGATTAAGGTTGAAAAAGTATGCTGTGGCAGGAATTGTTCCAGAAATTCTTGATTTAAAGTATCTTTATATCGAAGTAGACTCGAAAATTTATTATAATAGCAATTTAGCACCTTCATCAGCTGATGTTTCAAGTCTTGTTCAATCAAATGCGACAAAATATGCTGAATCAAGTGAATTAAATAAGTATGGAGCAAGGTTTAAGTATAGTAAATTCTTAAATATCATAGATCAAAGTCAAGAAGGAATTACTTCCAATATCACGACTATCAAAATGAGACGAGATTTGAGAGTTGCTTTAAATTCGTTTGCAGAATACGCAATCGGTTATGGTAATGAATTTCATATAAACAGTATGTCTGGATATAATATTAAATCTTCAGCATTTTTTATATCAGGAGTGAGTGAACCTTTATACGTAACTGATATTCCTAACACTGATAGAGAGACTGGAAGTTTATTTTTCTTTACTCTACCAAGTTTAAATTCAACATCACCTGTAATCGTAAGAAGAAACGTTGGAACAATTGATTATATTAAAGGTATTATAACACTAAATCCAGTTAATATTGTGTCTGGTAAGATTAAGGATGGTCAAACTATAATTGAACTTGAGGCAACTCCACATTCCAACGATGTTATTGGATTACAGGATCTTTATTTGCAACTAGATATAAGTAACAGCAATTTTGAAACTGTTATTGATGAGGTTTCATCTGGATTAGATCCTTCAGCATCTAACTATATTGTATCATCAAGTTACGGAAATGGTATGTTAGTTCGTGCTGGTGGTCGAAGTGATGTAAGCAGTCCAGTCCTAACAACAACTACAACAGCAAGATCAGAAATCTCTTATGTTCAACCGAGTTCAACATCAACAACTACAGGTTCATCAAGTGGATCCAGTTCTCCATCTCCAAGTCCATCTCCAAGTCCATCAGGAGGATCATCAGGTGGTGGCGGAAGCTACGGTGGCGGTTACTAAAAATTAATAAAAAATGACAGTTTCAAGAGTTAAGCTTAGTAATATTGTTCAGAGTCAATTACCTAATTATGTTAGGGATAGTTTTCCGTTAATATCTGAGTTTTTAAAATCTTATTATCAGGGACAGGAGTTTCAAGGTGCTCCTATTGATTTAATTACAAATATTGATCAATATATTAAAATTAATGAACAAACTGGATTAACTGAAGAAGCAGTTCTTAATGCCGATATTACTGCATATGATAAGACAATCACCGTAGAGGCATTTCCAAATGGAACAAATGGATTTCCAGATTCATATGGTCTTTTAAAAATTGATAATGAAATAATCACATATACAGGAAAAACTTCAACATCATTTACTGGATGTGTAAGAGGTTTCTGTGGTATTACAACTTACAGAACAGATGGAAATAATGGAGAACTTAGTTTTAATACAACAGATGCAGCTGCTCATGAAGGTAATTTATATGACTCTACAACAGGTGAAATAACTCGTGAAGGATCTAAGATTCAAAACTTAACTATTCTTTTCTTAAAAGAATTTTTAAAGAAAACTAAAAATCAACTATTACCCGGATTTGAGGATCGTAAACTATCATCAGATTTAAATCAAAATCTTTTTATAAAACAGGCAAAAGATTTTTATTCAAGTAAAGGTACTGATAGGTCATTTGAAATTTTATTTGGTGCTTTATATAATGAGAGAGTTGAGATTGTAAGACCTAGAGATTTTCTTTTTACTCCATCAAATGCTAATTTTAGAATCACTAACGATTTAGTAGTTACAGCGTATGAAGGAGACCCATTAGATTTAGAACAAGCAACACTATACCAAGACTCTTACAGAGACCTTACAAGGGCATATGCACCTGTTACAAACATCGAAAAGATAGAGGTTGGTGTAGGTGAGACATATTATAAGATGTCCATGGATGCTGGTTATAATCGTGATTTAAGGGTAGACGGTGCTATGTATGGTGTGTTCTCTGTGCATGCCACCACTAAAATTATCGGAGACGTTGCGATTGGCCAAAGTTTTATAAATGTTGATTCAACTGTAGGATTTGCACACTCAGGTAATATTGATGTTTATTATAATGATGCAACACTTGGTATTGTTTCATATACCAGTAAAACAATTAACGAATTTCATGGTGTATCAAATGTAGTTGGTATAATATCTGATGCAAGTAATGTGGGAATTGATACTTATGCTTATGGACTTTCTATGAAAGATCCAAGTGAAACAGTTAAAGTTAAAATTACATCAGTATTAAAAAATCTAGTTTATCCAAATAACACTTATTATTATTCTCGAAATGATACTGCAAGAATTAAAAGTTTAGGAACTAAAGATAATTCATTTAAATCTAGAGATTGGTTTTACAACACATCACCAATTTATAATGTTGCTGATGTAGAATTGTTAGATTCTTCAGATAACACTTATAAAATAACTTTAACTAAACTTCATTACTTTAGAATCGGTGATGCTGCACAAATTGCTGGAGCTGATGGTGTAGAAAAATCAACTATTGTTGTTGATATATCTTCTGCTACATCTTTAACCATAAGAGGTCAAGGATTTTTACCACTTACTGATACTTACACTTTTAAAAGAAACATACTTAAAGTATTAACTAATAATTTTGAAGGAAGTCAAGTATATTCAACAAACATACAAAACACTTATAAAGATGGTGATAAACTTTTAGTTGCTTCATCTTCAATTCCATCATATAACTCAGAGGCACTTAATACTACAGATAGAGAAGTTACTTTTAGTGGAACTTTTGTTGGAACTGAATTTAAAATAACATCTACAACTGATCATGGTTTTAGGACTGGTGATGCTGTTTATTATACTCCTCAAAAAGAAGTTCAAGAATATGTTGATTTTAGAACTAAAAAAACTGCGTATAGAGAAGTTGTTTTATCACAATTATTTGAAGAAGGTCTTTATTTTATAGAAAGAATTCAAGGAAGCACAACGACGGTTAGATTAGCAACAAGTAGATCAAATTTATTTAATGATAGATTTGTCACTATAGACAGTGAAATAATAGTTACAAACAATAAAATAAAACCATATGAATTTAGAGATAAAAAATTACAATCTCAACAAATATTAAGAGAAATCGCTCCACCTAGTAATGACGGTGTTATTACCAAAACTGAACCCGGTGCCACAGGTATATTAGTAAATGGAGTTGAAATATTAAATTACAAATCAAATGATTTAGTTAGATATGGTCAAATTGACAATATAGAAGTTGTTTCTTCTGGATCTGATTATGATATAATCAATCCACCTACTCTGAATATATCTGATGCTGTTGGAACTGGTGCTACAGGATATGCTGGTGTAACTGGTGAGTTGAAAGAGATAAGAATATTAAACGAAGGTTTTGACTATGAGGAAACTCCTTTAATTAAAATTAGTGGTGGTAACGGTGTAGATGCAACTGCTGTTGTTAATATGAAATTAAAAACTCATGCACCTTTCTTCAATGCTGAAGCAGCGGCTGCAAGAGTTGGACTTACTACAAATGTAATTGGATTTGGGACTTATCATAAGTTTAGAAATGTAGAGAAGGTAATTTATCTAACCGGTGGACAAGAAGGAATTGGTGGAATAACAACCTCAGCTGCTTATTATGTTCGTAAAATAGATGATGAAACAGTTTCCCTTCATAAAGATGAAGCAGGGGCAGTTGCTGGTATTAATACTGTAGATTTAACCTCTCATGGTTTTGGACAACATCAATTAGAATCCTTTAACAAAAAATTAGTATTAGAATCAATCAATATAACAAATTCTGGATCTGGGTATCAAAATAAAAAATTAACAGTCAATCCAACTGGTATTAACACTGCATCTAATACAATTAATATTGTGGATCACAGATATGTAAGTGGAGAAATTGTGACTTATGAATCTTCATCTACAGAGATTGGTGGATTAAGTTCCTCAAACCAATACAAAGTAATTGTTGTAGATAATAATAATTTTAAACTTGCTAATGCTGGAGTTGGTGGAACTAATACATCAGATTACAATAAAGGAGTATATGTTGACTTAACATCTATCGGAAGTGGAACTCATAGTTTTAATTATCAACCAGTCACTGTATCTCTAATTGGAGAGGTTGGAATTTCATCCATAGGATCAGAAACATTTCAAGCCACTATTCAACCTATTTTTAGAGGTGGTTGTACTTCTGTGCATTTGGAAAATAAAGGTGTTGGATATGGATCTTCAGAAATTGTCAATCTAGATCGTCAACCTGACGTAACACTTATTCCCGGAGCACAGGCACAACTTCAACCTGTTATTGATGCTAAAGGTCAAATAGTTGAAGTTCTAGTTTTAAATTCTGGTAAACAATATCTATCTCCTCCTGATATAATTGTTAAAGGTGATGGAGTTGGTGCAGTTGTAACTCCTGTTATGGAAAATAACACTGTTGCATCAGTCAAGGTATTAGAAGGTGGTATTGGTTATACTGCTGGTAACACCACTATGACAATACAATTTCCCGGATCGGGAGTTCAATTCAATGCTGTGTTGCAATCTTGGAGAATTAATTTAGTTCAAAAATACATAAACAATTTTGCTGATGATGATGGATTTATAACTCTAGGACTTAATAGAGAACATGAACTTCAATATACTCATTTATATGCACCTCGAAAATTAAGAGAGGCAATGTTTGGTAGAGATGCTTCTGGAAAGATATTATATGGAAAGAGTGATTTAAGAAGAGTCGCTAGTGTCGAAGTTGAATCTACAGATCATTCACCAATTATTGGATATGCTTATGATGGAAATCCAATATATGGGCCATATGGATTTGTAGAACAAACTGGTGGTGTTGTCAAATTAATGAAGTCTAGTTATTCTATAAAATTACAAGATAATAGACCACCAATTGCATCATTTCCAGAAGGAATATTTGTTAATGATTATGAATATAAAGAAGTAAAGGATCAATCATATCTTGATGAAAATAATGGAAGATTTTGTGTTACTCCAGAATATCCAAATGGAACTTATGCATACTTTGCTACAATTGATCCAGTTAGTTCCGACACCTCTGGTAATTTTGCACAATATAGAAGACCACAGTTTCCTTATCTAATAGGAGATGGTTATACATCCGTCCCTAATAAATTTAACTTTAAAGCATTATCATGTCAAAAAGAATATGAGTTTCGTAATACAACATGGTTAAGAAATATTGATCCATACAATTTAATAGATGATAGGTTAAAATATGAATACCTCACAATACCAAATGATTTAAAACAAGTCACCGATGTAAAAGCAATAGGGCCTGGTTTTGTCGAAACAGTCGGAATTGAAACTGGAGGACAATCTTATAGAGTTGGTGATGAAGTGGTTCTTGATAATACTGAGACTGAAGGAACTGGTGCAAATATTCGAGTATCTAGAGTTTTAGGAAAAGAAGTAAGTTATATTAGTGTAGCATCAAGCACCGTAACAGGAGTTGAGGTATACCCTGCTGGTAATGGACAATGGGAGTTAGTTGCTGCTACAACTCATGGATTTAAAGATCAAGATCTTGTAAAAATAAGTGGAGTATCTACAACCTCTTCTAAAATTGAAGGAGTTTGGAAAGCAGGTATCACTACCACGGCTTACTCTCTAACGGGCATAGGATCGACTACAATAGGGTTAAAAGCAGATAGTGTTACTGGTATAGTCACGCACATAAATGTTACAGGTGATCTTACAAAACTAAGAGAGAATGATATTCTTGGTATAGGAACTGAGCAAGTTAAAGTTTTAAATGTAGAACCAAGATTTTCAAGAATTAGAATTCTTAGAGGGATTAATGGAACTGGTATATCACATACTGTTACCTCAGTTTTAAATTTAGATCCAAGAACCTTAAGAGTTAATGCTGGATTTAATACTACATACGAATACAGAGTAAATAAACAACTTTACTTTAATCCAGTCAATGCTGTTGCTATAGGAACTGATTCTGCATTAACCATAGCGGATGGGGATAGTAGAATTGGTGTTGGATCAACCGTTCCTCTTGCAAATCCCGGAGCTGGTATATCTGAAATATTTAATCCAACA